ATATAACTGAAAAAGAGTTAGAAGAAGTTAGGGAGCAACAAACTAAAATTGCAGAAATTAAGCAAGACTTAGGAACTTTAGAAATGCAGAAGCACGAAATACTTAATGTATTGGTAGGCGTAAACAAGGAAGTTAACGACACTAAAAAAATACTAGAAGAAAAGTACGGGCGAGTTAATATAAATCTTGATGACGGTAGTTATGCTGATATTGAGGAAAGTCCTAGCGAATAATGGCAAGTGTTATAAGGAAAATTAGCATTGGTGCTGATTACAAAAATGAAGCTATGCATTATGCTGTATCTCAGCAAGTGTACGGGGGGCATGAAATATCTGATATTCTCCTAGATGAGAAAGATAACTCTTATAACATTTACATAAAGAAGAACAACGAAGTATTGCCTTGGAAGAAGTTTAATTCTAACATGGCTATCTCTGTGGAGTACGATTTACAGTATTAATGAAAAGCGTACATGATTTTATTGTAAAGCCTATAAATGGCAGATACAATAACACGGTAAAAGTCGGAGATGTAGATCTTGTAGTAAATACAAAAATAGAGGAGTTCAAAAGTATAAGCAAGATTGCTGAGGTAGTAGCTTTGCCATTATCAATAAAAACAAATGTAAAGATAGGTGACAAGGTTGTTGTTCACCACAATGTCTTTAGAAGGTTTTATGATATAAGAGGCAATGAAAAAAACAGTAGAAGTTTTATAAAAGAGGATATGTACGCTTGCTCACCAGAGCAGATATACATGTACGGAGCTAATACAGCTCATTTAGACTACTGTTTTATAAAACCCTTAGCTAACCATGATATTTTTATTACAAGCAAAGAGAAGCCTCTTATGGGCTTATTGAAGTATGGTAATAAAGAACTAGAAAGTCTTGGGGTTTATGAAGGCGATTTAGTTTCTTTTAGACCAACATCTGAATTTGAATTTGTGGTAGATGGAGAATTATTATATTGTATGAAATTAATTAACGTTGTATCGAAGCATGAACGTAAAGGAAACGAAGAGGAGTATAATCCAGGCTGGGCAAAAAGCAGTTGAAGAATTGATAAAGGTAGCTAAAGAAGCTATCGTAGATTCTGATGATGACTTAACAGCAGATAAACTAAAGAATGCAGCAGCAACTAAAAAGCTGGCTATATTCGATGCCTTTGAGATTCTTAACAGAATCCAGGAAGAGGAAGACATGCTAGATGATAAACCCAAAGACGATACTAAAAAGAAAAGTGAGTTTAAGGGTTTTGCAGAAGGTAGAGCAAAGTTCGAATAATATGTACGAGCAAACATTATACAAGGTATTAGATAACTATATAAAGCCTGCTACTCTAAAAAAGAAAAACAAAGTCAAGTCCTGGAAGTATGGATATGACGAAGACCATGATATGGTCATTATAAGTAAAACTGGTAAAATAGGTGAGATATACGAAATACAAAATCTCAAAATAGCATTACCAGCTGAGTTTAAAACTCACAACTTTAAAGAAAAGAAATGGAGTAAGTTAGATTACCCTAAAGAGTTAAGTAGAATTAAAACAATATTTGACTGGAAGGAATACCCAGAAGAATTTAAAGAAGACTGGTACGATTATATTGAAACAGAATTTGAAAGACGAGATACTGGATTTTTCTTTTCCAATAAAAACAAGTCTACTTATATTACAGGGTCGCATTACATGTATTTACAATGGTCAAAGATTGATGTTGGAAATGCAGACTTCAGAGAATCAAACAGATTGTTTTATATCTTTTGGGAGGCATGCAAGGCTGATGCGAGGTGTTTTGGAATGTGTTATCTAAAGAACAGACGTAGTGGGTTTTCATTTATGTCATCAGGAGAAACAGTTAACCTCGCTACAATGTCAACTGATTCTAGATATGGGGTGTTGTCAAAGTCGGGGCCTGATGCAAAGAAAATGTTTACGGACAAGATAGTTCCTATATCTATTAACTATCCGTTTTTCTTTAAGCCCATACAGGATGGTATGGATAGGCCAAAGACAGAGTTAGCGTATAGAGTACCTGCTTCAAAGCTTACTAGAAGAAAGCTTGATATAAACGAGACTGTTGCAGATATAAAAGGATTAGACTCAACGATTGATTGGAAAAATACAGGAGACAACTCTTATGATGGGGAAAAACTAAAACTGCTAGTACATGATGAGTCTGGCAAATGGGAAAAGCCTAATAACATATTAAATAATTGGAGAGTAACAAAGACTTGCCTAAGACTTGGTAGCAGGATTATTGGCAAGTGTATGATGGGATCAACAAGCAATGCCTTGGATAAAGGTGGTAGCAATTTTAAAAAATTATATTATGCCTCAGACGTTGAAAAAAGAAACAGTAACGGACAAACTGCTTCTGGATTATATTCTTTGTTCATACCTATGGAATGGAATTACGAAGGATACATTGATTCTTACGGAATGCCTGTCTTCGATAAGCCAGAAAAGCCAGTTAGCGACCCGTATGGAACACCTATTAAACAGGGGGTAATAAGTTACTGGGAGAACGAAGTTAACGGATTAAAGCAAGACCAAGATGGCCTAAATGAATTTTACAGACAGTTTCCTAGAACAGAACAGCATGCGTTTAGAGATGAAGCAAAAGAATCCTTATTTAACTTAACAAAAATATATCAGCAAATAGACCATAATGAATCTATGGCTTCTAGTACGTTAGTTACAAAAGGTAACTTTCAATGGGAGAATGGTATTGTAGATACAAGGGTAATATTCATGCCAAATAAAAACGGTAGGTTTTATGTGAGTTGGATACCTCCAATTAGCTTACAGAATAGAGTAATAACAAAGCATAGTATTAAACACCCTGGTAATGAGCACCTAGGCGCATTTGGTTGTGATAGTTACGACATATCTGGAACAGTAGATAATAGAGGTTCTAATGGTTCATTACATGGCTTAACTAAGTTTAGTATGGAGGACGCTCCTTCAAATCATTTTTTTTTAGAATACATAGCTAGGCCACAAACCGCTGAGATATTCTTTGAAGATGTACTTATGGCTTGCGTATTTTATGGTATGCCAATACTAGCGGAAAATAACAAACCTAGACTTTTATATCACTTTAAAAGAAGGGGTTATAGAGGTTACTCTATGAACAGACCAGATAAGTTATCAAATAAGTTATCTATAACAGAAAAAGAGATTGGAGGTATACCTAACTCAAGTGAAGATATAAAACAAGCACATGCCGCTGCAATTGAAACATATATAGAGGAATTAGTTGGAATACTAGGTGATGATGAAATGGGGGACATGTACTTCCAGAGAACATTAGAGGATTGGGCTAGGTTTAATATTAATAATAGAACTAAGCACGATGCTTCTATAAGTTCAGGATTAGCTATAATGGCTTGTAACAGAAACAGATACGCACCAATAAATAAAGTGGTACGAAAAAATATAAATCTAGGATTTAAGAAATACGATAATACTGGAGAATTTTCAAAAATAATAAATAAATGAATATAGGCGCAAACCCAAATAGTGTATTTCCTAGCCAAGTAGTTAGTGACGCTGAAAAATCAAGTTTTGAATATGGCGTACAAGTTGGTAGGGCTGTGGAATCGGAATGGTTTAGACAAGGCGGTATAGGAAACAGATTCTCTCAGAATTATAATCATTTTCACACATTAAGACTTTATGCAAGAGGAGAGCAGCCAGTACAGAAATATAAAGATGAACTAGCAATTAATGGTGACCTATCTTATTTAAACTTAGACTGGCAGCCTGTTCCAGTTATATCTAAATTTGTAGATATAGTTGTAAACGGTATCACTGAAAAAGAATTTGAAATAAAAGCATATGCTCAAGACCCTGACTCTATAAGAAAAAGAACTGAATATGCTGAGAGCATTATGCAGGACATGATAGCCAAGGAGGAGATTGAGGCACTTAACGCTGCAATTGGAGTAAACACATTCAACACTAAAAACCCAGAGAATTTACCACAGTCACAGGAGGAGCTTTCTTTGCATATGCAACTTGATTACAAGCAAGCTATTGAGGTAGCTGAGGAAGAAGTTATAAATCAAGTATTAGCCAAGAATAAGTTTGGTGAGGTAAAGAAGAGATTTAATTATGATTTAGCTGTACTGGGAATTGGTGCTGCTAAGACCACATGGAATAAAGCTGAAGGCGTAGTTCTTGAGTACTGCGATCCAGCTAGAATGGTTTACTCTTATACTGATGACCCTAATTTTGAGGATGTATATTATGTTGGTGAGGTTAGAGCACTTACGATACCAGAATTAAAAAAGCAGTTTCCTGATATATCAAATGAAGAGCTAGAAAGAATTGAAAAAATGCCAGGTAACAGAGAGTATGTTACTGGCTGGAATGCTTATGATAAAAATACTGTTCAGGTTTTGTTTTTTGAATACAAAACTTATAACAACCAAGTATTTAAAATTAAGCAAGGCCCTAACGGTTTAGAAAAAGCAATACAAAAGACGGATGAATTTAATCCTCCTGAGAGCGATACATTTAAAAAGGTATCAAGAACCATTGAGGTGTTATACAGTGGAGCTAAGATACTAGGTAACAACCAAATGCTTAGCTGGGGTCTTTCTAAAAACATGACCAGGCCATTTGCGGATACCACTAAGGTAGAAATGAACTACGTTATGTGTGCGCCTAGAATGTATCAAGGAAGGATAGAATCTATCGTAAGCAAGATAACTGGATTTGCTGATATGATTCAGCTTACACATTTAAAGCTGCAACAGGTGATGTCTAGAATGGTTCCTGACGGAGTATTCTTAGATGTTGATGGATTGGCAGAAGTCGATTTAGGTAATGGAACAAATTATAATCCAGCGGAAGCACTTAATATGTACTTCCAGACTGGTAGTGTTTTAGGTAGGTCACTTACGCAAGATGGTGATATGAATAGAGCAAAGGTTCCTATTCAAGAATTACAAACATCAAGTGGAGGTGCTAAGATACAATCCCTAATACAGACCTATCAGTATTATCTGCAAATGATAAGAGACGTTACTGGACTTAACGAGGCTAGAGATGGTTCTGCTCCAGCTAAAGATGCTTTGGTAGGATTGCAGAAGATGGCTGCTAATCAATCAAATGTAGCAACAAGACACATACTACAGGCTAGTTGTTATATATCACTTAGAATATGTGAAAACGTATCTATGAGAATAGCAGATTCATTAGAGTTTGCTTTAACCGCAAATTCATTAGAGAATAGTTTAACTAAATTTAATGTTGCAACCTTAGCTGAAATAAGTCAATTAAACTTGCATGACTTTGGTATCTTCTTAGAATTAGAGCCAGACGATGAAATAAAGGCTCAATTAGAGCAAAACATACAGGTTGCGTTGCAATCAGGTGGTATAGACTTAGAGGACGCTATAGATATAAGACAGGTAAAAAATCTTCAGTTAGCAAATGAAATGCTAAAGGATAGAAGAAAGAAAAAGCAGGCAGCAGCACAACAAGCACAGCAGGCTAATATACAAGCGCAAGCGCAGGCTAATGCAGAGTTAGCTGAAAAGGCAGCGATGTCTGAAGTACAGAAACAGCAAGCGTTAACGGCTGAGAAGGTGAGTATAGAGCAGGCTAAGTCTCAGTTTGAGATACAGAGAATGCAGGCAGAGGCTCAAATAAAAAGAGAGTTGATGACTACCGAGTTTAACTTCAACATGAAACTAGCTCAGGTTAGAGTAGATTCCGAAAGCTTAAAAGAAAAAGAAATAGAGGACAGAAAAGATAAAAGGGTTAAAATAACAGGAACTCAACAATCTGAAATGATTGACCAAAGAAAAAACAATTTATTACCTAAAAACTTTGAATCTACAGGTAATGATGTATTAAGTGGGGGGTTTGGTTTAGGCCAGTTTGACCCAAGCTAATTTTTAATTTATATTATATTATATTATGTCAGAAGAAAAAGAAGTAAAGCAAGAGGGTGAATTTAAGATAAAGAAAAAACCTTCAATGAAAAAACTAGGTAAACAACCTGAAGTTATCAAAGTGGACTTGTCTGCTAAGAAAGCAGAACAATCAGAAGTAACTAAAGTTGTGATACCTTCTAGTGAAGAGAAAAAATATGCCAATACAGAGCAAGAAACAGCAAACTTGGTTACAGATAAACAAGCCGAAGCTGTACAAGAAGTGGAAGCAGAAGTATCACCAGGGGAAGGCTCCATTCAAGATGATGGGTTTTCAACCATACAAGAAATAACTGAGGAGGAAGTAGAAGAAAAAACTCAAGAAGTTATTGAAGATGTACAAGGGTTTGCCATTGGAAGAGAACTGCCAGAAAATGTAGAGAAACTTGTTTCTTTTATGGAGGAGACTGGTGGTAACATGGAAGACTATGTAAGATTAAATGCTGACTATAGCAATGTAGATAGCGATACTCTACTAAGAGAGTATTATACCAAAAGTAAACCTCACTTAGACGCTGAGGAAATATCCTTTCTGATAGAAGATAACTTCTCGTATGATGAAGATATTGATGATGAAAGAGAAGTTCGCAAGAAGAAGCTTGCGTTTAAAGAAGAGGTTGCAGAAGCTGAAGGGTTTTTGGATGACTTAAAGGGTAAATATTACGATGAAATCAAGTTGAGGCCAGGCGTAACCCAAGAGCAGAAGAAAGCTACAGACTTCTTTAATCGATATAATGAAGAGCAAAGTTTAGCGGGGCAAAAAAGGGAAAGGTTTAAGAAGGCTACATCTAATCTTTTAAACGATGATTTCAAAGGTTTTGATTTCAACATCGGAGAAAAGAAATTTAGATATGGTATTAATAACCCAACTAAGGTTGCTGCGGATCAATCTAATTTAACTGATTTTGTCGGAAAGTTTCTGGATAATGGAGAGGTTGAAGACCATAAGGGTTATCATAAAGCTATGTATGCTGCTTCAAATGTAGACAAGATTGCTACTCATTTTTACGAACAAGGTAAAGCTGACGCTGTCAAGGATGTGGTGAATAGTTCAAAGAACATTTCAGACAAGCCTAGACAGACTGCCGATGACAGTGTTTTTATTAATGGGTTAAAAGTTAAGGCTATAACTGGGGTAGATTCTTCTAAGTTAAGAATTAAGAAAAAACAATTTTAAAAATTAAAAAAGAAAAAAATGGGACAATTTGGAACAAATGATCCACTAGGCGCATTTAGCCTAAGACCGATGCCAACTAAAACAACTTTGGCATCAAATTATTTAAACTTTGCTGACGGAAGCGGAAACGATTTTGCACAGCAGTATTTACCAGAAATTTATGAAGCTGAAGTAGAGCGATACGGAAACAGAACTTTATCTGGATTCTTGCGTATGGTTGGTGCTGAGATGCCAATGACTTCTGATCAAGTTATATGGTCTGAGCAAAACAGGTTACATATCGGATATGAGAACGGAGCAGGAAACTTAAGTGTTGTACTTAGTGGTGCTGCAACAGCGGCTGGTTCAACAATTACTTTAGGTGCTGGACATAACATGTCAGTAAGAGTAGGTAACACTGTTGTTATCGCTGATGCTGCTACTGGACTTGTAACATTAAAATGTTATGTATCTGCTGTAACCGCTACTACATTCACAGTATTATCTTATACTACTGCTAATTTGACTAGTATTGCAAATGGAGCTGTAAACTTATTCGTTTATGGGTCTGAATTTGGTAAAGGTACAGACGGAATGACTGGTTCTCTTGAGGCTTCATTTACGCAGTTTAACAACAAGCCGATTATCATTAAGGATTCTTATGAAATAAGTGGTTCTGATGCTGCTCAAATTGGTTGGGTTGAAGTTGCTGCTGAAGACGGAACATCTGGATACCTATGGTATTTGAAATCAGAAGGCGAAACTCGTCTACGTTTTCAAGATTACCTAGAGATGGCTGTTGTTGAAGGTGAAACTGCTACTGCCGCTTCTGGTGTTGTTAGTCAGGTTGCTTTAGGAACAGGAATTACAACTGCTGGTACTGAAGGGTTATTTGCTGCAATTACTGCAAGAGGTAACGTATACCAAAATTATGCAAACGGAACTGGAACAGGTGGTGCTGGAGCTAGAAGTGCTTTAGGGGACTTTGATTTAATTTTGCAAAATCTTGACAAGCAAGGGGCTATTGAAGAGAATATGTTATTCTTAGATAGAGCTACATCTTTGGACTTTGATGATATGTTAGCTGCTCAGAACTCTTATGGTGCTGGTGGTACTTCTTACGGGGTGTTTGAAAACTCTGAAGAGATGGCATTGAACTTAGGATTCGATGGTTTTAGAAGGGGTTCTTATGACTTCTACAAGACTGATTGGAAATATTTGAACGATGCTACTACTCGTGGTATGATTGATAACATTAAAGGTGTTATGGTTCCTGCTGGAACAAGCACAGTGTACGATCAAATGCTAGGAACTAACATCAGACGACCATTTCTACATGTACGATACAGAGCTTCTGAAGCTGATGACCGTAGAATGAAGTCTTGGATTACTGGTTCTGTTGGTGGAGCAGCTACTTCTACTTTTGATAAGATGGAAGTAAGTTTCTTATCTGAGAGATGTTTAGTAACTCAAGCAGCTAATAACTTCGTGTTATTCACAGCAGCTTAATTATAAGCAATAAATATTACTTGGGGTCGCAAATTGCGGCCCCTGGTTTTATTTTTTTATCTATTTATTATATTATATTTTATGAAAACAAAAGAAAAAACAAAAGACACTTGGGAAGTGAAGGACAGAAGATACTATCTTTCTCACGATAAAAGCCCACTAACAATGACATTAGCTAGTAAGCACTCAGAATTACATCCTATGATGTATTTTGACGAGGAGCTAGGATATGAAAGAGAATTAAGGTACGCTACAAATCAATTATCAACATTTGTAGATGAGCAAAAAGGCCCTGTAACTCTTGCCCATATTGTGTTTATACAAGGAGTATTAATGGTTCCTAAGAACAAGCAAAACTTACAAAAGCTATTATCTTTATATCACCCTCAGAGAGGTTTAACGTATAAAGAACAAGATGAGGTTGCAAACGCTGTAAATCAGCTAGATGACATTCAGCTTGAAATAGAAGCTTTAAATCTTGCTAACACACTTGAAGTAGACCACGCTGAGGCAATTCTAAGAACTGAATTAGGTAGTGCTGTATCTGCAATGAGCAGCAAAGAACTTAAGAGGGATTTAATGCTTTTAGCAAAAAGTAACCCAGCTTTATTTATAAGCCTAGCGCAAGACGAAAACGTTGAGCTTAGAAGCTTTGGTATTAGAGCAGCGGAATCTGGCATAATATCTTTATCTGATGACCAAAAAACATTCAAATGGGCAGTCAATGGAAGAAAGCTAATGGAGGTTCCTTTTGATGAGCACCCTTACTCAGCATTAGCTAGTTGGTTTAAGACTGACGAAGGAATGCTAGTATACAAAAGTATAGAGAAAAAGTTCTCTTAATATGTAACTATAATTTATGATGGTAGGCTGACTTAATGTTGGCCTACCTTTATAAATAAAACAAAAAAAAATATGGCAATAAATGTGAATACGGTATATAAGACTGTATTGTTAATACTCAACAAGGAAGAAAGGGGATATGTAACCCCAGACGAGTTTAATAAAATTGCTACTCAAGTTCAACTAGAAATATTTGAACAATATGGTGAGGACTTAAACCAGCAACTACGTATACCTCAGACAGATACGGATTATGCAGATAGAGTTGCTGCTATTGATGAGCACCTTTCTATATTTAAAACATCAGGCGCAACTGCTTATGTAGCTGCCGCATCACCAGCACCCGCTTATTTTACATTGCCTACTACAGATGTATTCGGTAATACTGTAGAACTTTACAGGTTAGGTGTTGTTAATTATAAAGATCAAGTCGAACTCCAAAGACTTCAAAGAATGGATTTTTATAACATTCAAAAATCTCCATTAACAAAATCAACAGAGACGTTCCCAACTTACCTATTAGAAAATGAAAGGCTAATTGTAAAGCCTGATACTATTACTAGTAATATTAACTGTGATTTCTTAAGAAAGCCATTAGACCCTAAATGGGGATTTACAATCGGAGCCGTTGGACAATACGTTTATGATACCTCAATATCAACGCAGATAGAGTTAGACGTATCGGAACAGACAAGTTTTATATTAAAAACTTTATTCTACTTCGGTGTTGTAGTAAAAGACCCTCAAATTATTCAAGTTGCTGCTTCTCAAATCCAGCAAGAAGAAAACAACTCAAAAAGATAAGATATGCCAAATCCAAATGGTGGTTTAATAACCGAAACTAATGCTCAGTATTACTCAGGTCAGCAAGGCTTTATAGGTGATGCTGCTACAAAATCGTTTGTTTGTAATTTTAATACAGACTTAGCTAATGCTGTTGTTGGGGCTTCTAATGCAAACTATACGGTAACTGTAAGTGGTCTCGCACCTGGTGCATTTACTATGACAAACAACACCATAACATTTGGTACTGCTCCTATTGCTAATTCAATAATATTAGTTACACTAAGTGTTAACGCACTAAGGTCTAACTATGGTGGTTATCAATACAGTAGCCTTAATGACATAATCAATAACTTTATGGTTGCATATGTTGGTGCTGGCAAGCTTATACCTAGCGTTAAAAGAACTGACATTATATTCCATGCTAAACGTGGTATGCAAGAGTTTAGCTACGATACACTTAAAAGCATTAAGTCTCAAGAGCTTACAATGTCACCTAGCTTAACAGCGGTAATACCTCAAGATTACGTTAACTACGTTAGGCTATCTTGGATAGATAACTTAGGAGTTAAAAGAATAATATACCCAAATAATAACTTAACAATAAACCCAGCCGAGGCAATAATACAAGACAATAAAGGTCTTCCAGTACAAGATGGATTTGGTGAAAATCTAGAATCTGATCCACCTGAGACAGTGCAAAAGTGGCGAAAGGCTAATGCTAGTATAATATCGGGAACATTTAGTAATACGCAGTTAAATCAAGGATTTGATTTTGATAGAGACTATTTAGGAGATAGCTTCTGGGGTGGTGTTAACGGACAGAGATATGGTTTGGATCCTCAACTAACACAAAGAAATGGTTGGTTTGGTATTGACGAGGTTAGGGGAGTCTTCACATTCTCAAGTAACTTAAAGGACGTTATGATAACCATAGAGTACATCTCTGATGGTTTAGCGTATGATTTGGATACTAGGGTTCCAAAGATGATAGAAGACGCTATGTATAGCCACATAAGCCATGCAATAATAGCCAGTCGAATTAATCAACCAGAGTATGTGGTTAGCAGATTGAAACGAGAACGTAGTGCAAAGCTTAGAAATGCAAAAATAAGATTGTCTAATATAAAGCTTGGTGAAATAGTACAGGTGATGAGAGGCAAATCTAAATGGATAAAATCATAATATATGCCACAAGCTAATAATCAATTTACAGGTTCTAAGATGAATAAGGATCTTAGCCCAAGGCTAGTTCCTAACACGCAATACATAGACGCTAGAAACGCTACGGTATTAAACTCTGAAGGTGGAGAATCTGGGTTACTTCAAAATACTGAAGGAAACACCTTGTTAACTAATCTTAATTTAACTGGAGAGAACTTAGAAATAATTGGATTATTTTCCGATAAGGTGCTGGATAGAATGTTTTTGTTTGTAACAAACTGGAACGACCCGTCATCTAATGAATCATCAAGCTTTGCATCGCCACAGTCTAGTCATTACATATGCATGTATGACATTAAGACAAGTTCTGCAACTACCTTAGTATCAGGTAATTTCTTAAATTTTAGTAAAACAAATACTATACTTGGCATAAACCTATTAGAGGATTTATTGTTTTTTACGGATGACAGAAACCAGCCTAGAAAAATAAATATTGATTCTGCGATATCAGACCCTACTTATTACACAGAGGAAGCTAATATTTCAGTATTAAGATACTTTCCTTGGAATGCCCCTCGATTATCTAAGAATATATTATCTCCAAACGAAACAGAAAAGTACCCTTTAGAGGTAAGGAGTGAACTTTTAATAACGACACAGCCACTTGTAATTGGTAGATCTACTGGAATGGACATTGTACGGGTTGGGACTCAGGGGTGGACAACTAGCGGTAGTGGCGTGGGAGCTTATGTATCCATAACCATAGAAGGAGCTTCTCCAAATCAATATATTTCTAATGTATTTGTTAGCGATTGGGACGGGATAACACTTTCTCGTATTACTGGAGGTAATGGCTTTAATATTGGAGATACTATAACTATAAGTAGTCCTTGGACAGGGGTTGCTTCATCTTCGGGAGATATAGTACTTACCATTGGAAGCCAGAATATAGCTCAGACACCAACAATGAAGGACGTTGTGAGTACTAACCTTCCAGGAGCAATAGAGAGAATAGTTGCCAAAAATCTTAGCACAACAACCTTTAGTTGTGGCGCACCAGTAAAGAGGGGTGTGGGTGTATGGACTTCTACAGCGAGTGGTGCTCTTGACACACCCAGACCTATATTACTAACGCAATTTAGTCAAGGAGTCAGTAGTTTAAATTTTGGGTATCAAAAAGGTTCTAGTCCAAATGCTACCGAAGGTACTGGTCTAGAGATAGCTGTTAGCATTAAAACCAATGATTATACCGTAGATGTTGTTTCCTCTGGAAACAATTACTCATCTAATCAAGAGTTAAAAATTAATTCAGCAGGAGCAAAAGGTGGAACAGGACAATCTGGTAATGGCCCTATCCCTGGATTAACTAATGATATAATATTAAATCTAGACACATCAAAACTAGAAGTGCTGCCAGCAAATTCTTTTGTTGGTACTATAATTACTGGAGGTGGTAAGAAACTATCTGATAACGTTAAGATAACGGATAATACACCTGGAGCTTCAGGTGATTCTGTAATAACTCACACTCAGCTATTCGACTTTACTGATGGAAACCTCTTAACGTTTGGTGCTAACCCCCTTTATGATTCTACATTCGAGGGTGATACTGAATTTTTAACTGAAAAATTTGTAAGGTTTAGCTATAGGTTTAAGTTTGATGATAATCAATACTCCTTAATAGCCCCATTTACACAAGCAGCATTCATACCAAGGCAAGACGGATACTTTACAGAGGACTTTATTCCTGAAAACATAGACGATGTTGAAGCTAATTCTGATGAAAACAGGGCAATAAAAAGCACAATAATAGAGTTCTTTGAGAACAAAGTAAATGAGGTTGGTATTACCATAGATATGCCAGATGGTGTTTCCACGCCAGCAGACTTATATGACAAGCTTAAGGTTGTTGAGATAGATATCTTATATAAAGATGCGGACGAGGCTAATATAAAGGTAATAGACACGATAACAAAGGATGAACTTATAGGTCTACAAACAAATCAATACATATATACCTATAACTCTGCAATGCCTATAAGGACATTACGAGATATAGACTTCACTAGAGTAGCCGACAAGGCTCCTATTAGAGCTAAGGCACAGGAAGTTGCAGGTAGTAGGGTTATGTATGGTAATTACCTAGCAAGGACAGCGAGACCAACTAAATTGGACTATACTATTTCTGCTGGAGAAAAACAAATTTACGGAACATATAATTCCTTTAATCAGGTACAGTACCCTAATCATAACCTAAAACAAAACAGGTCATATGAGGTAGGTGTAGTGCTGGTTGATAGATACGGTAGGCAGTCTGATGTTATAACATCCGATAATTCAACTGTGTTTAATAACTATAGACAGAACAGAATCGGTATAAAATCTTATTTAGGGGATTCGTTAAAGATAAATTGGAAATCAGCGATACCTTCTGTTATAGACAGCGAGGGATATATGGGGTTATACAGCCCTACAAACCCTCTAGGGTGGTATAGCTACAAGGTTGTAGTGAAGCAAAGTGCTCAAGATTATTACAACGTATACCTGCCTACAATATTAAACAGTAGACCTCAGCCTGATGTATTAAGCATTAATATTGAAGCAATAACAAATACGCCTAATGAAAATAAATCGTTCTTTACATTGTCTAATGATTCGGAGCCTATATCTGAGATATGGATAGGATCGGAACTGCAAGGTACAAACACCACTATAGGAACGAGTTCATCAGCAACTCTAGGCATTTTAGATCCAAGTGGTAAAAGCGGGGTTTTTAATAATCCCGATGATTACGCTGTCGGCACAGGCTGGGCTACCCTTAGTATCTCTGATAAAAAAATTGAGACGAGTGATGACATAGCCTTTATAACATTATTAGGTGATAACATAAATAAAGTACCTAGAGAATTATCGACATCAGCCTCTCAAGATTTAATCTTTCCTAGTTCGGTTAAGCTATATGGTAGGGTGTGGAATAATAGGTATTACAATGACGCTAATTCAAGTCGGCAATACTTTCCTGTTTTAAATGCAGGCCCAGACAGCGTAAGCAACATCAGTTTATTAAACGTATCTAGCGGAGCCGATGACTTGGTAGGTAGCCCTGCATATATATCTCCATACTACACTGTTCCTAATGTTAGATTAAGAGGTGGCAGTCCTTACATAGGAACCGTTAACACTCAGGCAACCATAGGAGCCTATGGGGGAAATAGTGCACCTCAAGTTTCATTCAAGAAATTAAGGTTAAATGTATATGAAACAACTCCATTTGAATCTAATATTGATATTTACTACGAGTCTAGTTCAAGTGGGATTATATCACAACTAAACGATTATATTAATCAAGATTCAGATGTCAATATACCTGCGTTGATTTCAGACTGGTCTTGGGAGTTAAACGAAAGTAACTTTTCAACTATCGCAGATCCTTATTATGTAAATAAAGACTTTTTTGACGTAAAAAATAGTAACGGCAGGAGTATAGTTGGAGTAGACCTTAAGGGAGAAATAGTTAAAGTTGTAGATGGTAATGGTAATATACTATCAAACACCTCCTACTTTAAGTTAGACAGAAATATTACCGTTGGTACTGACCAGTATAAGTTTAAATTAAAGTTAGCAGTAGGTAGAAATTTTGTATATGATAGCAATTCTTATAGAAGGGATAAGTATACTTTTACTTTTAGATTTACGAATAATATAACAGGCGTATCTAACGATATAACAACAACAGAGGCTAATGAGTTAGACAATAACACACCTAGCTATACCGCTATACCTAATCCGTTGCCTATAAATCCTTCAGAGTTTACTGGAAATGGTTATAAGACTATTTACAATCTAGACGGTAAAAATGGTACGGCAAATACGATTAACTCTAGTTTATTTAAGAAAGGGTTAATATGGAATATTCTTAGCCTTGAGTTTAAATGGGTGGGTAATAATAACACTTGGCTAGGATATTCTCCTACTATAGGTGAATTTGGTAAATCTGCTAATTTTCGTACGACTGGCTGGATTCAATTTTCAGGAGTAGGTGGAGCTATAGCAAGAGAAAGCTTAATATACAATGAGGAGTTTGTGTGCTTGAATGTTAACGCTGCTTTAATAGGGGGCGATGTATCAAAACCTCAAACGGGACTATACGACTACACATTAAGGACAAACACTGAGTTTAGGGCTAAGTTGGAATTAACTGATGCTACTGGTTTTAATGGTAACCTTAGCACTTATACAACAATATATTTTACATTGCTTAAAAATTAAACTATAATGTCGACAATAAGAGAAATAACATACTTCAATTCCTTTATAGTTAAAAATCTAGTTGAGTCAAATGATGGTGAACCTGGAGGGGGTAAAGCAGTGTGGCCTGGTCTACCTTGGAATCCTAACGGATATCCTAGCTTCCCTAATCTTGTATCAACTGATGTTTATCCAAGCGGTGAGGATGATGTGTATATGTGGTACATAGAGGAGTCTAGAATACGAGGAGGTTACAACAACGACCAGGTTGACTTAGGCGTTAGGGCATTTACACAAGAAACTACTGATGATGAATTAATATTAAGTAACGGAATAATTTATTCTGGTCTTTATAATTCTACAACTGGATTTAACGATACTAATGTATTTTCCGTATCGGAATCAATTGAGAAGCAATTAGACCCTAAGTATGGTGGAATACAGAAGCTATACGCATCAGACACAAACCTTATGATTTTTCAAAACGATAAGGTGAGTAATGCATTGGTAGATAAAGATGCAATATACACAGGCGATGGTAGGGCAATAGAAACAGCGTCTAATCTTGTGTTGGGTAATATTAATCAATACGCTGGTGAATACGGAATTAGTAATAATCCAGAATCATTTGCATTTAAGGGTAACAGGATATATTTCTCAGACAAGAACAGGGGATCGGTAATGAGACTATCAACGGATGGACTTACTGAGATAAGCATGTATGGTATGCGTGACTACTTTAGGGACAAGCTTTCAGTTATATCTGAAGAGTCGGAGCTTAGTAGCTTACTGCCATTAACGGTAAGGGCTGGAACATATTCTAGTGGTGGTATAGGAGGGGTAAACCCTTTTCCTACGGACTCTTTGATAGTACAGGACTTAGGTACTGGCTTGGTTAGCTCATTAGAGTTAGGAATGCAGTTCTCGTCATCCATATATGGCAATAGCGGGGTATATGTTTATTCAAAACAGGATGTAGGAGGGTTGACTGGGGCTTTAACTATAACTAATAATGTAACTGGATTAGGTGGAGGTAATACGTCATACACGCTTACCGAAGGTTCTGGAGGGTTTACTACATCTCGTGGGTCTAGCGGGCAAGGTTCAGCCACACTTGTTGTGGTAGTTAATAGTGGTACGGTAGCAAGTGTAACGGTAACTATTGCGGGTTCGGCTTATTCAGCAGGCGATGTTATATCCATCAGCACTGATAATATAGGAGGTTTAAGTGGGTCTATTGATTTTGTTACGATTACAATACTAGAATCTAATTTAACAAACATTTCCACAACATCCAAGAGGGTGACGTTTGACCGAACTTTAACATTACCTACGGGGGTAACACCCGCAACAGAGGCATTTAGTTTTTATAAATTGATTAACGATAGGATTGTTGGTGGTTACGATAACTATTACGATAACTACGTTATATCGATTCAAGATGGTGCGACTGGATTGTACGATACGCTTTCATTTTCTGACACGGTAAATGGCTGGACTAGCCTTTGGGATTACAAGCCATCGTTTATGGATACGATTAATAATATATATTATTCTATTGAAGGTGGGAATGTATGGAAACATTACAATGAATCTGTAATTAATAATAGAGGGTACTTGTATGGAACTTATTATCCTACATCAGTGCAATTATCGTTCAACCCTAATGCCTCAATATCTAAAAACTTTAATACGATTAATTATGAGGGGACTAGCGGATGGCAAGTTGATCACTTCTTGTCTGACAAAACAGGCCCGACATTAATAAACTCGCAAACAAATAATTATAAGGATGAATCATCCTTTATATATAGTTATGATGAGGGTGTATATACTGAAGGTGGTGTCACTTATAGGGTTGGATTTAACAGGAAAGAAAATAAATATGTAGCCAACTTGATAAACAAAGGCGTATTGATTAGCGGTAGCAACGAAAACGTTTCGTTTGGTCAACCTGGACAAGTAGTACCTGGTATTAGTATGAGTGGTATAAAAGGGTTCTTTGCTACAGTAAAACTTAGCACTGATAATACCACTGATTTAGGGGGTCTGAAGACTCTATTTGCTGTATCTTCGAACTTCGTCAAATCTTAATCAAATGAAATTACAAAAAATAAATAAAGAAATAAAGGCTCTGCAAAACTTTATAGTATCCAACAATGATAAAGAAGGATTTTATGGTGATGGGAAAAGCATTGCTGAATCGCCAGACGTTCCTATAAAGCATAGCTTCGCTGACCAGATATATGTCAGGCAAATGAATATGAAGGCCGACCAAGTCATTGTAGGTGCAATTCACAACCACCAACATGTATGGTTTTTATTGACTGGACATGTATCAATCAATAATAATGGTGAGGTTATAGATTATGTAGCACCTTGCTACACAGTGTCTGAACCAGGCTCAAAGAGGGTTATATACGCACACGAAGATTCTATATTTGTTAACGTACATAAGAATCCTCTAAACGTAAAAGATATAAAGCAATTAGAGGAAGAAATAGTTTCTATGAACATAGAAGAATTTAATAAAAAAAATAAGTAAAATGGCATTTATATTAGTAGGATTAGGTATTGGCGCAGCAGCGAAGATAACTGGTGCAATAGTAAGCTCTTCTAGGGCTAAAAAGCGTTTAAAGGAAGCGGAAAGTAATAAGAAAAACGCTCAAAATAGATTGAATGCGTTAGAGGCTGACAGGCAAGCTATTGTGAACCCTTTTGCTGCCGCTAAAGATTTATCTGGAGACATTTCGAATCCATACGCTAACCTAACTGTAGCAACTGGTGCTGCTGAAATACAAATGCAACAGTCTGACGCTGCACTAGCAAACACCTTAGACACCTTAAGAGCCACAGGAGCTGGGGCAGGTGGTGCAACCGCATTAGCGAAGGCGGCATTACAAAGCAAGAAGGGTGTAGCCGCTAACATAGAGCAACAAGAAGTTCAGAATCAGAAGCTTGCGGCTCAAGGAGAAGTTAATCTACAAACTCAGGTTCTTTCCGAAAAAAGAAGAATGCAACAAGCTGACGCTGAGGGAAGGAAGTTTGTTTATGACGAGAAAGAAAGTAGAGAGATGGCTGCAATGGATAGAGCACAGAATAATATTGACCAAGCTGACGCTGACTTCAGACAATCCAGGGCTGATAAAGACCAAGCACTAGATGATTCTATCTCATTCATAGGGGACGCAGGAATGGCTTATGGTATATCGCAACTACCTACCCCAGGCGGTGATAATGATGATGATGATGATGATGATGATGATAATGATAATGATGATGATCAACAAAAGAGCATAAGTATCAAAAAATAATAAAGAAAATACATATATAAAACATGGGAACCTATTCTAATCCATCATTACAGAAAAGTATTTCAAGCGTTAGGCCGAGTACTAATTCTAGTTCAGTAGACCAAGGCTTGGCGGCTATGATAACGAATCGTCAGAATGCAATAGCGGCTAATGAACAAAGAAATGAAACTAATTGGAAACTACGCCAGACAGCATTAGATGATGTTGCTACAGATAAACAGACCCTTATAGATGCAGGTAAAAAGAGCAAAATTAATATGGAATCCCTTAATGTTGCTTCAAAGCAAATAATGAAGGATTATGCGGATACTAAGATTAGGTTAGCTCAGGCTACATCTAAGTATGATGGGTACGAAAAGGATGAGGCTTTTGTTAGGAATACAAAGTTAATGCTGGATAATATCGGAGATACCTTCGGTACTATGAACTACACCGTTAACAAATACAACGAAACACTAAACTCCAAAGGAGCTGGTGCGGGTGGTGGTCAGATAGACATGTCTTCAGTAGATTCAGGGTTCTTGGCTATGATGGAAATATCAAAGCCTGGCAATGGTATAAGTGGGGAAATCTCTTGGGATGCGGATTACGATGAAGAAAATGGCTGGACATGGAAGCAGGTAGCTAGAGGGGAATCTATAAGGCAAGCTAACCTAGCAAAGGGTATAGATAGCGATGTTTATGAGATGTCTTACGAGGCAAATGCGGAATTTGAGAGTAATAATGACAATAGCGATTATAATAGCCTTGTGTACAATACAGTTCCAGAGGTTCTTGATAAGAATACAATAGAAACCTTAGTAGATTTAAAGGTAACCAATAAGGACGGTAAGATTTTAGATGACTATAAGATTGAGGGTACGGAAACTAGAAATGGTGAAGTATTTAAAACCAAAAGCACTAATGTGCGTGAGTTATATGGAAGGGTAAAGGTTGCCGCAGATGGTAAGGTTGCGGGTATATCTGCTGGAACGGATGACGTTGTTGCGTCCTCAATGAGGGCATATGTTGGTAGAGGATTAGAGGAGGAGACTATTAACGGAAAGAAGCAATTTATTTACTATAAACCTTCCTACAATAGCAACGGAACGCTAAAAAGAAAATCAGACGGGTCTATGCTAAAGGAGGAATCTAACAAGGTTATACTTGGTGATGATCAGCTAGGTGGTGGTCAGTTTATTAGGCGAAATATTAAGGAGAACGCTCAGAGGTTTGGGTTTAATGAGGAGCAGTTTAAGGAGTTTTCCGAATGGGCGCAGTATCAAACGGCTTATGAATTGGGTGCATTTACTCAAGATAAAGGGCAAATAGATTCGGGAGCTACTAACCGACTAAGGGCTGATAGAGCTGCTGCTATTAGTAGAAATAAAGCAAACGCAGGTAAGTTTAATACAAGCCAAGTAATTGATAATGCCGTGGCAGGGTATAACGAAGCTATGGGAATGGGTAACACTGAAGGGGCTGTGTCAGCCTTAAACTCTATGAATGGCTTAAATGGTCTCATTGTAGTGCCTGACTCAAACGATAGTAAACTTATAAATGTATATGAGGAAACTGGTACTGGAAAAAACAAGACAGAGAGTCCTGTAGGATCATATGATGTGACTACTGACATGCAAGAAATATATAATATTTTTGATTCTAAAAAAGTTTCTAAAGAAGACCCCACTAAGACTAGCCAAAGTAAAAAAATAAATAAACTTGTTGAATCACTAATTCCGATTAGTGATGAATACGAAGATATTGAAGATGATGAAGACTTTAAGGAATGGTTCAGTGAAAAGCAATTAGATGATTTAGGTATCGAGTTGAGTGAGGATATACTTGGCTACAATACAATAACAGTAACGAAAGATGGAAAAGAAATACTTAACTTTGATCCTAAAGAAAAAGAAGGGAAAGCTAAGTGGGAAGAAATGGTAAGAGGCTTGGTAGGTGAAAAATCATCAACCAATAGCGGTAATAAAGGCACAAGCAGTAAAGTTGAAACAGGTAAATTCGGTTAAAAATATATTATGAACGAAGAAATTTTAATGAATATTTGGAAGGACTTGTCTTCTAATAATTTAACAGACTCTGAATTTGACTCATGGAAAACAAACATCAGTGAGAATAAAGAAGTACAGAATAATGTACACAACTATTTAGTTGATAAAAAATTAACCGATAGCGACCTTGATACTTGGAAGGCTAACGTACTAGGTGATGGTAGTCTAGCAAAGATGGATGCTGTTGCGGTAGAGGATGCGGCCACACCAGCAGATACGGATTTAGCATCGGAGGGTGGTTCATCGGAATCACAAGAAGAAGACACTCTTGTTGAAAGGGTTTTTGGAAAGAATGAAGTTACCGATACTCTAGGAGATTTATGGAGAGCAGGGGTACAGGGTGTAGCACAATCAGCAGCCGTAGACCCATCAATGGATTTAATGACTTCTGGAGCAGACGCTTCGGTTGATGAAATATATAAATACATAAGAGTAAATGAGGAGTTAAGTAAAAACCAAAAGATTCAAGATGAAATGGCATCATGGGATAAAGATGTTGACAAGAATGGTGGAGGAGCTTATGGTATTCTGATGGCAACAATAAATAACCCTGGAATTGCAATACCAGTAATGGTAAGCTCGATGGCTACAATGGTTGGCTCTCTTCAATCAGAGCAAGCAGTCGCTTCTACTGCTGTAGGTGCTGGGCTTGGTGGTGCTGCTGGGCTTTCTGGTGCAATACTTGCCCCTGCAACGGTTCCTATAGGAATGGCTGTTGGAGGATTTGCTGCATTATCTGGTACTATGGAGGCGGCATTAACATTCAATGAACTCCTTCAAGAAGAAATAGGTGGAGTACTTACTCCTGAAAAAGTTAAGATGGTTTTAAGCGACCCAGAAAAACTTTCTACTTTAAGACAAAAAGCAATTGCTAGAGGTGCTGTAATTTCTGCTGTAGATTTTATATCAGCAGGGGTCGCAGGTAAACTTACAGGCACTGTTCTTAAAAAAGCAGTACCATTAGGAACAAGTATTGCATCTAGGGCAGCTATAAAAACTGCGGGTGTTGCTGGTGGTGTACTAATAGAGGGTGCTGGTGGAGGCATTGGTGAAGCTAGTGCTAGGGCTGTAATAGGCCAAGAAATGGACGCTAAAGATATAGCTCTTGAGGTAATTGGGGAATTTGGTGGAGCAGGAATTAGTGTAGTTCCTGCCGCTTATAATAACCTAAAGACTGTAAGTGGAAGAGTTAAAGCAAACAAAACCGCTACGGAAGGGGGATATAAAAACGCATCATCCGTATTCGATCCTAACACAGACATTGACGAAACAACTATAACACTTGCGTCTAACAAAAACACATCAAACCTTGTTGACGAGCAGGTTGAAATAGAGGTCGCTAACGGAAGAATGACTCAAGAGGAATCTAATGCTATAAAAGAAAACTTTAGAAGCACTCAAGGTGCTGTAAATACAGCCAATAAAATAGATAGACTAACCTCAGAAAATAAACCAGAGGCGGTAAAGCTTTTAATTGAAGAGGCAAAGTTAAAAGATAAAATAAAAGACGTTGATAACGTTTCGTTAACTAAAACAGAGGCGGTAAGACTTAAAGAAGTTCAAACCAATTTAGAGAATATTGGAAACCCTTCAGAGGTAATCGAGGATAAGGAAGTAATAATTAAACCAGAAAAATACACAACACCAACCGAGGAGAGATTTGGTTCTATAAATAGGGCTGATAAAAAGGGAGTTATAAACTTATCTGAATCAGAATTTAATGAAGAAATAGCTAAATTTGAAGAATCAAAACGAGACACCGAAACCGAAGTTAGAGACGAAACAATTGAGCAACCTGCAACAGATGTGCCAAGCATTAGACAGGATAATAAGCAAGAAGTAGAAGATTTAAGAGCAGAAGAGCAAGTAGAACTACTTGAGGCTATTCCTAACTCTGAGAACTATTTAACAGATGGTAAGGTTGATAAAGAAAAGATAACTAACCCTGAAGATATAGCTAAGTTTGAGGAAATATACGAGAGGTATGATGGGCCGATATCTTCTTTATTAGAAGCCGATACTACCGAGGAATCTTCGGTGGTTGAAATCCAAGAAACGCCAATAAAAGAAACTGGAGAAACTAAGGTAGATACAGAAAATAAGATAACAGAGTTACAGGAAGACATAGAGTTTGCAGAAATAGACATTAAGGACAAAGCCAAAAGCACGGAGTCTAGTATTGCAGAAGTAAATAAAGACAAAACTTTATCTAGTAAAGCAAAAAAAGAAAAGATAAACAGTCTTAATTTAGAGTTAGAGAGCTTCAAGAAAGAGCAGTCTGATATAATAAACTCAAAGCAGGGTGAAATATCATCAATAGAAACCCCTGTTATTAAAACTAAAAAGAAACCTACAAAACCTTTAACTCCTGTTCAACAAGCTGGGAGAAGCAAGCTTAAGCAGAGGATTCTTAATCAAGCAGATAACGCAAGAAAGGCATTGGCAAAGATAGCTCCTAATGTTGCTATTGTAGTATACGATACAGAAGATGAGTATTATGCTAATACTATGGCAGAAGGTAAGTCAAAGGGGGAGTATAGCGGTAATGTGATAAGAGTAAACCTTGAGATAGCAAATCTAAAAACTGTAGCCCACGAAGTATTTCATGCCTTATTATTAAAGGATGGAATAAATGACGATACAGCACAGAAGATTACGTCTAATATGCTTAAGTCTGTTAAGAAGGTTGCATCCCCAAAATTACTTAAGGAGCTTAATGATTTTGCTGAAATATACAAAGAAACTCCTACTCTTCAATCAGAAGAAAGCATCGCACAGCTTTTTGGTATACTAGCAGAGAACTACGAATCGTCTCCGCAATCACTTAAAGACCTAATAAACAATTGGTTAAATAAGTTGGCTAAGTCACTTAATGTTCCAGTAGAGAATATACTAGGTAGCGATAAGGATGTGTTAGATTTTCTAAATATTGTATCCGCAAAGGTAGCTTCTGGTGAGGTTGTTGAGCAGTCTGATATAGAGATACTTGAAAATGAAGAGCAGGGTGAGTCAGGAGAGGTTGGTACTCTTATTATTCCTAGACAACAAATTGATGTTATAGATTCTAAAAACGCAAAAAACGACCCAAGAAAATGGATTAGGGATTTAGTTGATAATATAGATTTGATTAATATTGAAGGAATTAATTTTGTTACGAATATGTATGATTACACTAATGCTGGTGTTACAGAATTAGGTAATGGATATAGTATAGACTTATTAGGAGGTAGAAATTATGTACCTCTTATGATGACAAAGAAAGGTAAGAAACTAGGAGATGTATCTAATCTAGCTGCATTTAACACTAAATCTCAAGCAGAAGGATTTATAAAAAATGCTATCGATGGTAAGGCAAATATGTTTGCTCCTCACGCAGGAACATTAAAAGATTCTTGGCAGTTTCAGCAACACATATTTGAGTCGTTGGTAAGCTTAGTTCTTGATAATAATATACTAACAAATAAGGAGATTATAAAATTATTTGATTCTAATCTTAGAAATGAATCTGCTAAAAAAACTTACGCTGCAAAAATTAAAAGCATAAAAGAGAAAGGATACTATATAAAGAAAGTAGAAGGTAAGGAGGTTAGGGTTACTAAAAAACCAAACAAACCTACTCAATTTTTGAGTGCTTTCAAAAAATTTAGAGATAAATCTGGACTTAATATAAGTAACCTTGATTCATTTGAGTCTGACCCAAAAGAATTAGTAAGGCTTTTAGATATTGAAAATAATTTCTCGCCTGATTTAAGAAAATCTTTTAACGGAAAAATAGCATCTAATAAGAAGTTTCAAAAAGCTATTGGTGTTAAAAATTTAAAAGAGTTTTATCAAAGAATAATGGATCCTTTAAATGAAGGAGTTGTTGGTGGGGAGCTTATGACTTTTATTCAGTTTGACCCATCTACATTCGAAATTTCAAAGACAAACACAAAAGATATTGATCATCACCCTTCTTTTGGTTGGGTAGTGAGTGCTAAAATAGAAAAAATATTACAGCCTACTAAATTTTATAAGTCATACGATGTAACCGATAGCTACACTAAGCATAATAAAAAAGACGTAGTAGTATCTAGTAAATCTGATGAAGGATTTATAATTACAAATGTATCCTCAAGTGCAGGTGCTCAACCCAAGGTAGCTACTATAAAAACCCCCCAAACCCGCCAGCAGATTGTAGGAGAGAACGCAGAACTATCTCAAAACGTAAGAGGTAACCTTAGTGTTGCAAGACAAATGGAAACCGACAATAAAGACGCTAAAACTATTAGTATTGCAACAGGATGGGAACGTGGTGCTGATGGGAAGTGGAGGTATGAGATAGATGATATAGCCATCACTGGGGATGTCACGCCTTGGACTGTCGAATGGAAAGGTGAGGGGTATATAACTAAATTAAATGATTTAGTAAGTGGAGGGTTGATTGAAGCTTACCCACAATTAGAAAAGGTTACTGTTGTTAGGGGACTATCAGGGGCTAACTTTGGAACATTTGGTCAAATGTCTAAAACAAGGGAAGGTTGGGATATAAATCTTTCAGATAGAATTTTTAATGAGGATGTTGAGTTTGGAAAATCTGTATTAATACACGAAATACAACACATAATACAAGACATTGAGGGTTTTGCAAAAGGTGGTAGTCTGAAATCTGCTAAAGCATTAAAACAGTTTGCCGCAATGCCCCTTGGAATGAAAGCTATGAGTTTAATGAATAGGATTAAATCTATTCAGAAAGAGTATGGCGATAATGTTACATTATCATTTGGCTCTCACCCAGAATACAAAGAGTATAAAGGAAAGTTAGATAAATTAAACCAAGAAATAGACAAAACAGTAGATAAAATAAGAAAGGTAGATGAAAAATTTGACGGGTTATCAAATTTTGAAATATACAAAGCTCTTACAGGAGAAGTAGAAGCAAGGAATGTCCAAACAAGAATGAATATGACTCCTGAACAAAGGAGAGAAACAACACTACAAGAAACAGAAGATGTAGCAAGAGAAGACCAGATATTTTTTGAACAAGAAACCACAACCCCCCAAACCCGCCAGCAGCTACAAGAGGATTACACAATAAAAGATGTTATCGCTGAGTCGAAAAAAGACGGTCTTACAAGGGAAGAAACTTTAGATGTACTAAAAAACTTTGGGTTTACTAAGGAAGAAATAAGTAAGAACTTTAAGAAGGAAACTGTATCTATAGCTTCTGAGACTAAAGGACTTAGTATTACTGAAAGATTTAAGCAAGGGTTTGAGGAATTTATTGATGCAGTAAAAAACGATAAAAGAAAAGCAAGAGAAGTTTCCGCACAGAAACTAAGAGATGAGATAGCTAAAGTTAAGGAGTTATTTAGAGCCAAGATAAAGCAAGGTAAAGATGCTAGAGCCGATGTCATGAAAGAGATTGGGGTTATAATAAAAGAATCTGAGCTTAAGGGAGTATCTAATAGGACTGCAAAAAAGATAATGAAAAGCGTTAATGAGGCTAATGTAACTAATATGCAGAAGAAGATTAGCGATGTTATGGATGCTATCGGTAGAGACGTAGAAAGAGTGGCTATGAATGCTAGGATTAAAACTCTTAAGCTCGCTAAGTCTAAATTATCAAGGCTTGGAGATTTAAAAGAGCTTGAGGTTCCTGTACTAGCGGTGTTAAAGCTAAACCCTAAGCAACTATCAAAAGAAGCACTAAGAAAGTATGATAAAATCATAACAAGCCTATCAGGGGTAGAGACTAAGTATAGTGTAGATAATAGAAAGGTAATTAAAGAATTAGCTAACGCTGTTGTCGAATCTTTTAATAAAGATAACAATAAAGCTGAGGCTATTGCTGAAACAATAAACCAAAATCTTGACCTTAGCAAGACAAAGACAGAGAACTTAAAGCAAATGCTTAAGGATGGATTAATAACAGATTCTGAACTTGAAATTATAACAAGGTTTAAGGAACTTATAGGAAACTCAGTCAAGGAGGAGCTTACAATAGAGGAATTAGAGGAGAAGGCAGCGGAAAAAAGAGCAGAGGCAGTAGAGGATTTTGAGGTGGCTGTAGAAGAAGCACCAAAATTTTTAGATAATTTATCGGACGATGATAAGGCTGCGTTAAAGTTTGCAAAAACCCTTAAGGTAGAAGACCTTGATATGTTAAGCACTTCTCAAATAAACGCACTTACAAGGGGCGTTGAAATGCTTCAGGCTGGGTTTGTAACCACAAACTTAGTACAGTCTAAGTTGATTGTTGAGGCCAATAGAAATGAACAGGCAATTCCCTTATCAGAAATAAAGGAAAGCGGAGTTGTTGACAAATCAATATCGTCAGCTAAGGTAGCTGTAATTAATATGTTTAAGGGAAGAGGCAAGCTGGTTACATCCATACGGAATAGACTCAACTCAAGCCCACTTAAAAACATTGACCAAGTTCTTAGTGCTGGGGCTAAGAAGTTTAAGTCTACAATGATTTACGAGAATGTATTTAGACCTGTAAGTAGGGCGTTTGCAAGTGCAGAACAAATGATGTTAGACATAAATGCAGACCTAAAAAAAGCTAATGCAATTTTAGATATAAGTGCAAACAAGAGGTGGGTTCAGAAGGCTAAGATAATGATTTATCAAGTTCAACGAGAGTTTGAAAGCAATCCTGATAACGTTGAGATCAATGAAAATTCTGCAATAAAATGGATTAAAGCTACTATTAACGACCCTAATAATTTACTTTCAGATAGAGAGGTAGAGGCTTTAGAGAAGATTATGAAGGAGTTCTCTGTAAACGGAGAGATAGATTCCAAGAAGATGCTTGATAGCTTTACAGACAAGGAGAAGAAGCACTTAAAAATCGTAGATAATGTGTATAAGAAGATACAGCCTATGGTTATTGCAGATGCTAAAATGCAAGGCAAGGCTTTTGTTCTTAGAAAGAATTACGTTCACCTACCCAAGGTTAATAATACTGACACATCAATGAGTGAAAACCTTAATGATTTAGCTAATTCATTTAAGAACCCAGCCCTAAAAAATAAGGCTGCAACTCAAAGAACGGGTGGGGTTCACGCAATATCTTTTGACCCAGTGTTTAACGCTAACGCTATATCCAAGAAGGTTGTTATTAGCTACTACATGTATCCAACAATAAAGACCGCTAAGATAACCCTAAACGGACTTAAAAGAAAAGCGAATACTAAGTTTGAAAAGGAGCTTACCCTTGCACTGGAGGATATTTTTGATGGTATAGTTAGAAGCAAATACTCGCACCTATCTAGGAATAGGGCTTTTATTGAAAAAGCATTAGCTTTCTTAGGTAAGTCGGGTTATTTAGCTCAACTTGCAGGGCCAGTTAAGGCAGCGGTTGAATTAACCTCAAACATTACCCACGCTGTATTTGCAGACCCTGTATCATTCATGTCTGGAATAAAAGAGCTACAGTCTGTTCCAAGGGATATTATGGATGCAGCGTTTAAGGTCATACAAACCACGCATAAAGTAAGACTTAGCGGTGACCCTGGGTTAAGTGGCAAGGACATAGATAACAACCTTATCAATAGTAGCGAGAATATCTTTAAACAAGAAGAGATGACATCGGAATTTTTAGATAAGGCTAAGACTTTACTTGGATTTGCGAAGATACCTACGGATGCGATAATAAAGTTTAACGAGGGATTGATATCAAAGCCAGATACAATGGTCGCAAGACCTTTATTTGTTGGGGCGTTTAACAAGTCATTTGAAAATATGGCAGGTGAGAAACCTAACTGGACTAAAATTGCTAATGATCAATCATACAGAGATAAGTTTGCTGAGGCTATTGACCAAGCAGCAGCGGATGGAGATACCGCTGTAACAGATAACGCTGCATCTAACAACCCGTTTGATTCTATACCTAGGAATATCCTTGACAAGGATGCTACTGCAATCAAGCAAGCGGTTCAGATGATAAATGGATATATGAGTAGGTTTAGAACATTTGAATACTTCTCTGCGGTTAAAGCCGTACAGGGGTTGATGGGTAAGGGCGATATAACACGAGCACAGGGAGCTATGCTACTTACTGGTACTGTGGTTCGTTTATCTATGTATAAGATGGGTATTGACATGACATTCGCCATGATATTCTCAATGTTAGGTATTGACGAGGAGGAGGATGACTTAGATTTAGACAAGGATATAACTAGGAATGTTCTTGGTGCTGTAGTCACATTGGCGTTAGGTAGAAGTATGGGTAATATATCTCAGATGCCTATAAACTTTGGAACGGAATGGTTAAACAAAGAGTACGGAGAGGGAATAACACGAGAGGGAGAGTATAACGCCTATAAGGATGGTGTTGTATTCTCTAAAATACCTACGGAACTTAAGCCTCAAGATAATTTGATTGAGAAAATAGTGGTATCTTCATTAGGTTCGTATACCCCAGTAGTGAAGACAGCTATCAGAGGAGGTAAGTTAGCCACTAGGTCTATAACATCAAAGAAGGAATCAACTAAAGAGAAAAACTTAGGAGAGCTTTCGGAAAGAATACCATTTGAAATAGCAGGAAACTTAGGTGTTGTTCCAGGATATAAGACATTGAGAAAGATATATTTGAAGCACTTGTTTAATGGTGTTAATGACTCTAAGAAAGAAGAGTCTGGAGGTCGATCAACAAGGTCGAGACCAAGACCTAGGCCAAGACCGAGACCGAGACCTAGGCCAAGACAAAGATAAAAAACAATTAATAACTAAAAAACATGGGAAAGATATCACCAGCGTGTAAGGCTTCGGCTAAAAAGAAATATAAGGTATGGCCTAGCGCATACGCTTCAGGATACGGGGTGAGGTGTACTAAGGCTGGAGGCCCTAAAATGAAGAGCGCAACAAAAGGAGGAGGGACAACAAAGGTATGTTTACCTGCTGCTAAGGTTAAATCTATGAGTTCCTCTGAGAAATCTAAGGTTATAAATGCAAAGAGAAGTGCTGGTCAAAGTGGTAAAAGAGAAAGGTCAGATGCAAGCAATGTAAAAGGCGCAAGAAAGAAAGGTGCAACATTAAGAGACTGGTTTCAAAAAGAGAACTGGGTTAATGTGTCTACTGGCAAAGAATGCGGAAAATAAGGAACACAGATAATTAGGCGTACCATACCTAAAGTTCCTGTAACCAAAAAAGGGGAGGCCATCACAGCTTCCCCTTTTTTATTTATCTATATACGATATTTCGTATAGCATAATCATCCATCACAACTCAAGCAGTCGGGATCCATTGCATCGGCAGCGATGTCACCTCTAAGTACAGACTCTGTACGTACATAGTACAACGTCTTGATACCTTTCTTCCATGCTTCATAGTGAACAGTGTTAATCCATTTAGGTGTTGCCTGTGAAGGAAACGCTAAGTTTAAACTAACAGACTGGTCAATATATTGCTGTCGTATGCCTGCTTGATTGACTAACTCTAATTGATTAATCTCCTTAAATGTCTTATAGACATCCTTAATAGGTGTATTCCAATCCCCTACTAATATATCATCCAATTCATCTATACCTTGAACTGAGCCACCATCTTTAAATATCCTACTCCAGATAGACTCATTGTTTAAACCAACGTGTATTAACGCTTGTTCTAAGCTCTTATTTCGCCTTATAAATGTTCCTTTAGCAGATTGGTCAGTGAACACGTTTGCGGCCCAAGGCTCAATCCCTGGGGATATGTCACCAGACAGTTTAGAGTTTGATACTGTAGGAGCAATTGCTCTTAGGTGAGTGTTACGCATTCCTGTACCGACACACCATAATGGCTCACCATATATTTCAGCTAGTGCCATAGATGCTCTTTCGCTTTCAATCTTAATCTGAGAGAATATCTTACGAGTTTCGAACTGTGCAAGTAAACCTTCAAACGCAATACCTTTTTCCTGAAGGTAAGTATGCCATCCTAGTACACCTATGCCAACTGCCCTGCCTTTTTGAGCTGAACGTACTGCATTCTCAAATCCTCTAAGACCTTTAGCCCTTTGAATAAACTCTTCCATAACGCCATCTAAAAAGAAAGTAGCATCGTGAATTAAGTTTGTGTCCTTCCACTCTTCATATTTTGCTAAATTTAATGAAGATAAACAACAAACAAAGCTATGGTTCTCATCGGTATGTAGAGTTATCTCTGAGCATATGTTAGTCATATGAACCTTCAAGCCGTTCTCCTTATATGCAGGCGGGTTTGTTTTATTAATATTACCCTTGAACATAATATAAGGCTCTCCAGTAGCCTTACGCTTCCTGAGAAGGTTAGACCACTTTCTTCTAGACTCTGGATCACCTTGCTCTAGCTTACGCATAAACTTATCCCCAACTACAGCACACTGGTGCAAATTAAGTGACTGTCTATTAACGTCTCCCTTTGGTTCTCTTATATCAAGCCAATCCTCAAAATCATTATGCTCGATATTAATATTAACTGAAGCAGCACCTCGTCTTACTGAGCCTTGATTCGTAGCAAGAATAGTTGAATCATATATCTTACAGAATGGAACAACGCCATCCGAGGTTCCGTTGCCAGTAATCTTAGTTCCAGCAGGTCTTATCTGATTGATACCAATACCTACGCCACCACCATGCTTTGCAAGCAGCATCATCTCAAGATTCTTCTGACCTATATCTTGAATTGAATCAGCAACATCAATACCAAAGCAGCTAATAGGAAGACCCCTGTCAGTACCGACATTTGAAAGAACAGGACTAGCAAGACATAGCCAGCCTTTCCAGATATACTCAAAAAAAGTTTCAGCCATCTCTGGCTTATATAATCTCCTTGCAATTGTCTTAGCCACTCTAGAGTATGCTTCCGCTGGCGTTTCCCCATCAAATAAATAGCCGCCTGATATGGTGTTCTTATAAACATCCGTGTCACCCCATTCAGGGTAATCTTTTCCTTTAATCCAGTTTTCATTCCACATTATATATCTAGTTTAGTTTCTTCATCCTTAATAGATTCTTTAGCAAGCCTTTTTTTAAGCTTTTCAATTGCATCATCATAGTCAGGCATTAGCTTCATAGTCTCTATAGTTCCTATAGAAAAATCTTTAATACTATTAATTTCATTCATTAGACCTTGAACTACTCTAGTTAAGGAATCAATCTTCTTCTGCATTTCAATTAGTGTACTCTCTTTCATTTTATTTAATTTAATTAAGTTTTTATTAATGCACAATAAATTAGTTAACTATATTGTGCAATTACCCGATATACTTCCCGAATAGTTCAATTCCTTTGGCGTGTTTACTAATAGCGATATGCATTGTAAAAAACGGCAGGTTTATATCTACCGAGTACTCATCAACTTTTATCATTAATCCAATTTGCCAATGTGCGTAAATAGAAAATCTATACTGTCCCATAATTATTGTTATTAGTTATTATTTAAAAAAAGTGCCTAACATAACCTATGTTTCAGCTTAAGAAAGCCGCAAACATAGCCTCATACATTAGCAAACATAGAACGGTTTGCGTTTGCCCTTAGTTTTAGGCAATTCAAAAGGCTCAACCTTTCTAACAGATCTGAATCCTCTTATACTTTCGTCATTCCTTATTACCTCTCTTGCTGCATCCATCCAAGTTCCCCAATATATAGCCATCCATTCATATTCCTCACTATCCATTCCCCCACTATATTTTTCAGCGTAAATTTTCCAAAATCTACGTTTGCTAACACTGGCTATATTTTCATTGCTCATAATATTATCGTTTAATAATTAGCTTCGTATTAGGCAACGAAACATAGCCTTGTCATTGTAAAAAATAACTGCTACAACATAACAAATTTCCTGCAATCCTCTAAAGTTCCTTGCTTCCATACAGTATTAGAATCCTTGCCAACTACTTGGTAGGTATCGTTTATTAAATGGTGTATTTCAAATTCTTCTTCTAATTCTTTAATTTGTACTTTCATAATCCGTAATTTTTAAAATTCATATTGTTAACGTTAACCACCATTTTTAAGAAAGTCAGGTAGCCTCCCATAACATTTGTCAGAAGTAAGCGGTCTATCTTTATAATGGCTTCGTAATTTTAAAGACATATTTCGTTGGTATTCCACCTGTTTAACAAAGTCTTCGTATTCGGCTTCCGTAAGTTCTTTTTGATCTTCTTTTCTAACATACGCATTATAGAAATAAACAGGTGAATCTTTACATTTTTGAAGCTCCTCTTGGTTAACTTGAGACAAACGTTGGCTAACACTAGCTATATTTTCATTGCCCATAATATTTATAGTTTAATAATTAGCTTCGTTTTAAGGCAACGAAACATAGCCTAGTCATTAGCTACAATAGCTCAACCTCTTTTTTTACTTCTTTCCAATATTTATGATTCAGTCTATCACTATCATAAATATTTGGGTTGTCACTTAATATTTCGTCTACACAAATAATAGCAAATGTTTTACCTTGTTCTCTTTGCTCTTTTAGTTCTTTATCTGTCATATCAAATACAGATTTAGTAATGAATTTATTTGCTAATTTGCTTGCTTTATCTTTTGGTCTCATCCAAGCCATAATTTTCTATAATTTACTAATAATTCAAAATCGCTCACGATTACCAAATATCTTCAAAATCTTCTCCTTCACCCGCCTTACTATAGTCTGTCGAGCGAATAGCAAAAAAATCAGTATGGGTATGACCACCAGTGAGATGGTAAAACCAATCCAATTTCTTAGCACTTTCTTCATCAAAAGAAAAATAACTACCAAGATCTGTGTAACCAATTTCATATAGCTTTTCATTTGTTCTTTTCTTTATAAAGTTTTTTAAATCTACAGAAGACATTCCCTCAATGTCACCCATCTCGAACATCTTATCAATGTAGTTTAGTTCTAACTCAACCATAGCCTCAGCAGCTTCTATGATATCACTCTTGACTAAAGCTCTTAGATGAACATCCTCATCACACATCTGGTTAAACAATCGGCAACCCATCTTACTATGCAGCGACTCATCACGCACTGACCATTTCATTTGTTGCCCAATTCCCTTAAGTAGATTGCGTAGTTGAAAACTATAAAGAACACCAAAAGCACTATATAAACTAACACCTTCAGCAAAAGCTGAAAAGATAGCAAGTGATGTAGCGATACCAGTACGGCTAGTTCCATCGTAAGCCATAAGGTTATTAAACCTATCAGCCGTAGCAGGCTCATGTAGGAACGCTTCATAGTCTTCTAGTTTTAATGTTTCATTTAAGTAGCTGTATGCTACAGCGTGTACCGTTTCTTGGGAGCCGAACATCATAGCCATCTGCTGTATCTCATGCTTTGGAAACCAATGAGTTACCTTGTTAGTCCAGTAGTCTGACACAGCGCATTCAGTCTGAGCAAACCCCAATAGTATGTTACCTACTAAATGCTTTTCTTTCTCCGTAAGGTTTTCGTTCCAATCTTTAACATCTCCTGACATACTAATCTCTGTATGTAGCCAGAATGCTTGCGCTTGTTTTAACCAACCCTCGGTATAATACTCAGGGTATTCAAATGGTTTATACGCAATTCTTTTATCAAATAATCCCATAGTCTTTTTGTTTATCTATTAATTCTTTTAGAAGTATTTTACCTCTGTTGTTAAAGCTCCATTTACACCACTTGTCAAGTTGACGCTCGGCATATTTTTTACGAGCTACTGATTTTTGTGCTCGAGTATCAACTCGATTGTTCTGTCGCATTCCTTTTGATTTTGCGGTTTATAAAGTATTGTATCAGGGTATGTGTTTGCTATTAAATTCTTAAACAACTTATATCTCATCGGAAAGGATTCATTGGCCCTACCCTTTGTTTCTATTATAAAGTTCTCACCTTCAAAGTCTGGGGTATATTTTATACCGAGTATCTTTTTATTACCTCTGTTCTTATAATCACCCTTGCTATTTGCTTGTCGCTCATAACAGTCTTGATTAAAACTAAACGAAGGTAGTAATTCAAATGATCTTAACTCGTAAGTAAACTTTATCTTAGCCTTCCTAAGAGCTATGTACATATACTTCTCTAATCCAGAGGCAAAGGTAATGCCATCATGTGTTACCTTCTTCGCTCTTACTGGGCCTTTCTTTCTTTTAAATTTAGCTCTCATTATTTCTTCTTTTGTATTCTTCCCATAAAAAGAATACTGATGTGATTGCAATCAACACCGCCATTCCCATTATACCGCTTATTAATATTCTCATTATTTATTTTTTTATAGTAATTATAATTCCATAGGCTCTAATATAGGAGTCTTCCCATTATTAAGAACAACCGCACACGATATAAAAGGTTTAGGAAAGTTTTTACCGTAAGCCATAGCGTATGAATCTTTGTTTATACCGCACCCCACCTGCATTCCAAATATTTTAAACCTAGATCCAACCACCCACTCAATGTATCCTTGCGTATGTAAGTGTCCTTGGACTACGCTATGCAACTCTTTCTTCATTTTAGTTCTAGCTGTTCCACCTTCACCATGTATGTATAACACATCGTCTATCGTTATCTCCTCTACAAAATTCCAATCAGTAGCATTCAATACTTCATTATAACTTCGTATCCATTTCTTTGGAATGCCTCCGCTAAATGCTTTCCTACTTATTATTCTATCGTGATTTCCTATTAGAACATCTGCTACTGGGAACGCTTTAATCCACTTACCCAGCCTTTTAATAGCATAGTCAAGTTCATCTCCACCACCCATTCCATCGGGGTCTGTTTCGTGAAAACTTGAATAGTGATTATCGATAACGTCTCCAATAAACACCACCCTATTGCAATTGTACTTACCATAAATCTCCTTGCAGTGCTTAAGGTATCCTTCTAGGCAAAATGGTTCGTGTAGATCTCCTATAACAAGAACCCTATCCCCTTTACCATTAAGCCCCTCGATTAAATTATTTAAACCCTTAGTTAACCTAGGTCTGTACTGCTTATTTTTTTGAGTATTTTTCATAATAGTATTTATAATATTCACTTATTTTTCTCCATATTTCGTTCTTACCATAAGAATCGGGAGACTTATTTTTTTTACCAGCTATATTTATTTGAATGAACCATTTTCCTGAGTGTTTTAATACAGGGTAAATATAAATATTATTATTTAAACACCACCTACTTGCCTTTTGCTCTAAGCTAGTAGGTAAATAAGTACCCATAACCCATTGATTCTTCATATTTCCCAAGGCATAACCTCGTTAGATATTTCGTCAGTAATAAGAGGAATAAACCGACCAGATTGAGGATCCCAATTAAAGTTAGCCTCAGCCCCATTCTCCCCTAAGTTTTGAAACTTAACCTTAAGAACCTTAGCCTTAACTGTCTTGGCCTCATAATCCCTATGAACTAATATACCGTGATAGCTTGCATCATACCATTCACCACCGCCCTTAATGCTATACATCGTTGGTTCCTCTAGCTTACCATCTTTATCTCTGTACATCTTAGTGGGGTGAGCAACAATAAACACAAGTACATCGTACTTCTTAGCAAAGATTTCTATCTTACTAAGGTATTCCATAGTGTATCTATTGACATCCTCGGTATTGTTTTCTGTGTCCCTTACCTTGTTGAATGGGTCAATGACTAAGCACTTGATACCCTTACGCTTAACTAACTCAGCCCCTTTCTTAAGGATAGACTCTAGAGTATAACGCTCCATATCTATATGGAAGTAATTGCTATCGCAATGCTCTGCTATTTCATTCCACTTGTCCGTACCTATATCACTCTTGGTAGGCATCTTCCTCCAGGTCTTACGCATTAACTTATGTGCGTGTAGATATGTTGGTGCATTCTCTGGAGAGGCAAAGGCAGTCTTCCATCCGTAATTCTCGTTGTAACCAACAACCATTTGGTCTACGAAATCTGACTTACCTGAGCTGGGTATGCCCGTAACCGTTATAAACTGGCTTGTATACGTGGAGAATATATTGTCAAAATTATCAAGGCCAATCTGAAACCCTTTTTTGAATCCATTTCTAACAAAGTCTGTGATATCATCCTCAATATCTTTAAATGTAACTACATTTTCTAAGGGTACTGGGCTTGATTTAGATATTCTTTCTGATAGTTTATCCTTACCATACTTGGTTAGATATTCATTAGCATCCTTGCAGTCATCAAATGTAGCAAGATAGCAGGTCTCTGCACCTAACCTTCGTATCAATTCCTTCTGAAGAGCTTCACCAGCAGAGTCAGAGTCTACCGCTAATATAATTTTATCTTTATCCTCAAGATAATCAATACAATTATCAAGATAGTCTAGGTTGTTTGTGTTGAGTGTTGCCCCGTTAGGCACTGATATAACATTCTTTACACCAGCCTCATGAAGCGCAAGCACATCCATTTCACCCTCGACAATAACGCAGTAATCATAACCAACTACGCTATTAATGTTGTAGAAAACTTTCTCAGCCCCCTTGTAAAGCTTAAAGTTCTTCCTCCCATCACGGTACTTTATATTAACAATGTCCTCACCCATAAAATAGTTGAACTTGATAACGTTCTCTACCTTATTAGTCTGAGGCATATACTCTGTCCCTTCGGTAATCTTTAAATCTATAAGAGTCTGAGCTGAAATACTCCTACCTTTAAACCATTGCTCAACCTTAGTACCTACGTTTTGAATTGGTGTAGGTTCGGGTTTGCTATAAATCTTATTGCTGTTATCCTTACGTTGGTATGTGTGGAGTTGAAAGCTGGTGTTGCAATTATGACAAGTCCCTAAGCCTCTCAGCCAATCGTATGAGGCACAATTAGTCTTCTTGTTCTTCTCCTTCCTATCGGAAGAGCACAAGGGACAAGTCCCCTGCGTCTTACCTTCTTCTAAGGAATAGATATTAAATTCTTCAATTTGGAAGCCATTGACTTCCGCTGTCTCTATTTGCATAGGTATGTATTTTTAATTTAATTAAAACGGTAGATCATCGACAGGAGCCTTTGCTGCTACGGACGTTGTTCTAGCTGGATTACTGTCTTCTCTAGGTGCTGCTGGGACGTTAGTACCATTTGTCCAAGCAACCTTTACATTGCCTAAATAAACCTTACTAGCTTTAGCGTCTCGCTCATCTTTAGATTGCTCTACTATAATCGGCCCTTGATTACCATAGTTATCTAATTCATCGTTCAATGTAATAACGATAGGTAGATACGAACCTTTCTTTCCCTTATAAATCTTATCTTTAGGGATGTCACTTAAATTAATTTTTGCCTTAATAATACTCGCCATAATGTAATTGTTTTTTGTGTACTACAATGTACTGTTAATAAAAAATTGTTTTGGGTCAAACCCTGATGTCTTAAAAAATAATCTATACTGCTCAACAGCTTTCTCAACCTTCTGTGCTCCACGAGCATAAAAATCAGGTGAGCAATCAAATAAACCTACTTGATTTGTGTTCTTATCCACTACTATAAACATAAAATCATAACCAAATAGCTTATTGTAAATGTAAGCTTGGCTATCGTAATTATACTTAGTCGCAGAATACTTGAATCGCTCTATATCTGAGGTGGTTTTAAGGTCTACGATAAGCTTCTTCTCGTGATTAACTATATCAGCCTTACCCTTCCATAACTCCCCGTTAATCTCCATGATATTAGGAACTTCATACTCTACATCGAACCCTCTTATCAAGTCCTCGCATGTGTTGTTTGACATCACCGTATCTATAGTAACCTTTATTTTATCCACCTCACTCTGAAGCAAGCAAGGCACTCCTTCTGTTGCCTCCTTGTATACCTTAGTGTTCCTATTACTAGCCTCTACAATCCTGTACTTATCAAGCTTCTCAGGCTCTAGAATAGCAGTATGGAAATAACCGCCAACCAAGAACGCTGGTATCACAGCTTGAGGTTCAAGCAAAGATAAAGGATTTGTTAGTAGCTTTGATATGTCTGAGTTGCTAAGGAATTGCTTACCAAAATCTCCGTAGTAATCCTCGTCATTTCTAAGACGTTCTATTGACTCTTTATTATACTTCATATTACAGTGTATTAAGATCTTGTTCTATTTCTTTTGAAAGATTGTATTTAGATTTTATAGCTGTCAGTTTACCACCAGACTTTATATAATCAACAGCCTTATGGTATGCAGGCTCAGTCCTTGATGCCAATGTAGGCTTCGTTACTTTATTTAAAGAGAAAGAGTACCTTACGTTCTGATTATTATCTGTGGCTATGAGACTTGTTAATTTATTATCCACAAACTCAGAAAGCCAAATCCACTCTTTTAGCTTTAAATCCCAAGTTTGTTTAGCTCGACCACCTTCAACCTTAAACTCATTGCTATTTAGCTTTATCTGTATCACAGGATAATCGTATAACTCTCTACCTATCCCTAGATTAAAGCAAGCCCGCTTAAAGCTATCAGAAGCTAATCCTTTTTGCGCCTCAGCACTACTCTCAGTTCCAGTATCCTCCTTCTGAATCCATTGCTTTTTATCATCACACCAAATAGAAACTATACAGTTATGATTATCTCTAGTATGTAGCCTTTGCCACCCAGTAACGCCATAAACATCATCTAGCCTTTGCATATCTGCCCTTGCATCTTTATATGCTAATACAGTAGCATACCCACCCTTATTTATACTCTGGACTCTAAAGTCTATTTCATCAATAGCCAAAGGGGTGTTAATCTTAATTTCTTCATTTTTCATGATATATATAATTTAATAGTTTTATAAATAATCAATCACTTGTGAGTGATCTACATTGTCGATGAGGGATTGTACTGCTTTCTTTTTTAACTCAGAAACCCTTACATGATTGCTAGTACCGACAAAACCTAGCTCCCTAGCTATCTCTTTTCCCGAATGCTTCTCGCAGTCAAGTCCATAAGACAACCTTAATACTTCATACTCATTGTCCTTCAAATGCTTCTTCATCAACCCGTTAAGGTATGCGTTAAGAAGGGCTATGTTATAAGGAGCACCGCTATCCATAACATCACTATATAATGTTTCTCCATTCTCATCTACACTTGTATTGTCAATACTTAGAAATATAGAATTAAAAAACATCTCTACCGCCTTCTTATCGTTAGGACTATTCCTCATTTGATTTCTTTTATATTCGGGAATACGCATATTGCTTCTGTTAATATCTATACGTCTCCTGATTGCACCCTTAACCCTCTTGGATAAGAAAGACTTTAAGGTCTTCTCAATATCCTCAGACTCAGATAGCCTATCTCTATCAATCTTATCAACCGCCCTTATTAGTCCTTCAGAACCAATCTGTATGAGGTCATTGATAGTTAGTATGCCAATAGACTGCTCAGAGGAAGGAAACTTACGAGCCAAGTTCTCTACCAACGGAAGGAACTTAACTATCAACTCGTCTCTGCTTAAATCCATGAAGCTGTTACTGCTTGGCATAGACTCCTTCAGATCTTCCTTGTATCTGATGTATGTTTCTAGGTTATACTTTTTCATACCGTAAAATTATAAAAGCGAAAGATAGTTATTTTTTTTGTTTTAAACTATTGTTTAACAATTTCTTTTCCGATTTCATTAGTTCACTCATATTCCTAAATAACGTCCTAGTGCTGCATTTTAATTTATCAGATAAGTTTTTTGTTGAGATTTTAATACCCTCATCATTAATTTCCAGCATGCATTGGTATACCGCTTCATCATCAATAATAGAGTGCCTACCCATTAATCTACCAACCAAACTTAATTTCTGCTCCTTTGTAAGTCCACAAAAGGGTTTGAATATAACCTTACGCAGCCTATTATTAGGTGGCATATTGTAGTCATAATCCATAACCTCAGATAGAAGTTTATCTAGATCCATATTATTGATATTGAAAATAGTAAATCCATTATCCTTATCAGATATGAACTTTGATAAACTTCTAAACGTGCCGATATCCAATTCCGAGTTCAGATATCTTAGTATAATCAAATGCCATTTAAGTGACTTGTGGCTATTAATCTTATACTCAGTTCTAAATAACTCATAGCATTGATATGTTCCAAATTCGTAATAACTACCCCACTCATATGTTTCTGAAGGAACATCTGTAACGGGTAGCCTTCGGTATATTATCCTTCGGTCATTCAAGTACTTAATATTTCTTTCTTTTTCCATATTTTAATTTTGTGCCAATAGCCTATTACTCTTTTACTCTTATGGCTAGTGTCACATTTTTAACCAATGCAGCCTTCTATTATATTTTTTAAATAAAAATATCTTATGACTGTCTAGCTTGCCTCTTAGAGCCTCATTGAGTATCCCGTACTTTAAGTCGTAAACTTCTCTGTTCATATATCGGATATGCATCCTAACTCTTTTACATTTCATTTAGTCTTTTTTTAAGTTCATCAATAGTCTTACTTATCTCAGCCGCAGCCTCGTAATTCTCGTCCTTTAATATCTTCGATAGTATAGCATAAAGGTTCTGTAGTCTAATGTATAGACCCTCCTTCTTGGATATGTCTTCCACTAGAGAATCGTCCATATCTTCCATCTCTATCATTTCATTGTAACTCTTATCGTTATGTTTATCAACCTTATCAAAGAACTCTTTATCCAATTCCTTTTGCTTCTTAACTAATGCCTCGATAATCATATCGACCAACGTCTCCATCTCTTTTTTAGTCATGTTTTTTATTTTTTTAAGACTGCTACCTTATGGTGATTTTTATTTAAAAATCTATTTATTCTCTCTGTTATAACTTCGCCTCTGCTTAGAAATGTAATCGTGCCATTCTTCCAATCTATATCTACGATATCCTTACATGAAGGAGCATTCATATGCCCATTTAAAATCGCATCAGATATAATATCTCTATCTGCCCTAACCATCTTATCAAACTCGTAGAATTTGTCTATCTTATTAGATCCGAACACTACACTAGAGTGATCTCTACCTATGTATTTGCCTATAGCTAATGTAGTTGAATGCGTATATGACCTGCATATATTGCAAAACATATGCCTAGCAGCCACTAAGTCTTGCCGCCTATTAACCGTTAGTACATCTTCTTTTGTAACCCCATAGTAATCACACACTACTTGCATTATGTTTTCGAAATTTAGTAATTTATTACTCATTTTATTTGATTTTAATTGTTAAACACTATCTTATCTACACTCTTTATAAGCTTAATCTGCTCGTTAATCTGATTAATCTTCTTATCGTTCTCCTTCCATATCAGTAGTTCTCCATTACGACTATCGTTGCAGTAATCCCACTTGATTTTTTCTAATGCATTTAGCAATATTTCTCTATCAATTTCCATAGATTTTATTATATAAAATTAAACATTAACCCTAATTGTTCCTTAACTTCTAGCTTCCTACTAGCACTGATAGGTATAGATATACCATCGGTATCTAGCAGCAGATAGCCACCTAAATCCCTATGCAAAGCTATAACTCTATCGGCATTGACCACAAACGACCTATGCGTCTTAATGAAATTACCTCCATTCAACTTGCCCTCTACATAGTTTAAGTTCCTGGATATCATAACCCTTTCATTCGTGCATTGCACAACTGAGTAACTACCATCTGCTTGTACAAATAGTATATCATCGCTATCGATAATTTTTCTACCGTACATAGTCGGCAGACCTATCTTATTCTTCTTCATAGTTTTTTTACTTTGTAGAACACTGCCTCGTTTTTATCCCCATCACTTATGTCATGCCCCGAAACACTATAATCATTTCCGATTACTTTCTTTAGGTCGAATAGATTTATAGGTAGCCAATATCCAAATCTTAAAGTTATATCGTTATTCTTACTCATAGACACACTTAGTTGACTATACTTTGACACGCTATTGGCTGACCACCAATTTTCTATCCTCTCTACTACATTGATCTTATTCATAATTTCTAAATTTATTTGTTTATTAAATTATAACATAGTCTGAAGAAACATTTCAAAACGTTTCTTAGACGGGTGTTAGCATTAATTAAAGAAACAGTCTGTAAATATCGTTCTTACTTATATTTGGGCTACTTTGGTGTTTTTTAAAGTTTTGCCAATCGTGATTTAAAATAGTATTTTTAACGTATTCTAAATTGGATTTATCAAAAACAACAACCTTATATTCATCTCCATATCTTTTACCATTTTCAAATATTTCTTTACCAACACTTCCACGTTTACAAAACATAAAATCAGCATTTGTGTTTTCAAAATTATCTCTATTGGTTCTATGTAAACTAAATAAATCACTTTTTAAATTAGGTTTTTTATTCAACTTACCACCTTCTGGTCTATGATATAAATTAAAACAACAATGTACATAAATTCCACTATATTCCATTATGCCTAAATCAATGCTTTTTACTAAATCAAATTCATAAAGGCTATTCACGTTGTTTAATTGGCTTATAGGTAATATAAAACCAATCATATCACACATTTTAATTGAGTGTTTAAAAAACTTTAATGCTAAATTATTTCTATTTCCAAACGGTGGGTTTCCAATTATTGCTCTACCATATTTATAAGGTAAATCTAATTGTAAAAAATCTTGCTTAATTATGCTTTCGTGTTCGGGTTCAATGTCGTAAGCTATACAATCATCTAACTTTAAACTAAAAGCACCATTTCCAGCACTTGGTTCAATTAGTTCTGTAACTTCTTCAAACATTATCCAAAACTCATTTATACACCTATCAACAATATGTTCGGGTGTGTAAAATTTATCTAAATTTATTTTATTACTCACATCTTTTTATTTTATTAAATTATTATTAAATCCCAAGAATAAATAGGTGTATGTTCTCCTATGTAAGAATTTCTTATATTGAAATTAAAAAATTCAATCGCTTCTAATTCGTTCATCTCCTCTTCTGTTTGGAGTATGTGTAAGCATAAATGAATTGAGTATATTATTCTCATTTGTTTATCATCAACACCAATTATAGCTTTGTCAAATCCTTCTAATTTTACATACTCTTCGCCTTCACAGTGTATTTCTATGCTCTTAATTAAATCACTCATAATGGATGTTGTTACTTCTGTATAATTAATTTCAATACTCTTATCAATCTTTTTTATCATTCTTATAAAATACTTTGGGTTCTTCGTGGTTCTTGCAATTTCAATTTTTGCAACTGATTTTTTATGATGATGAAAATATATGTCAAAATAATCATCATTAATGTAACCTGATATTGAACAGTAAACATTCCAATTAGAATTATCGTTAACATATACGTTAACGTCTTTTGGCAGTTTCTTTATCGTTTCATCTAATATTTCTTGTAATCCTTTCATAATTCATTTTTCATATCATCCACCCATAGTGGTGTCTTCTCCCCTACATATGCATTGAAGGTGTTGTACTCAGCACATTCTATTGCGTCCTCTTCACTCATATCTTTCATAAGTATTTCTATCACTTTGCTTCTAGAGTATACCACCTTCCACATATTAGGCTCAAAGCCTATTATCGCTTCGTTAAATCCATCAGCGAATAGTATGTCATCGCTAGATCCATAAACATCTACTATTACTTCATACATAGCCTATTCGTTTAAGTAAGCTATGTTGAAGGAGGTAGAGTATAAGCTATTCCACTCGCAAGACTCAAGGAATGTCATAGCCAAAGTGTTAACCATTTCACTTCCGCTGCTCTCATTGAACACCTCCTCATAAACCAATGCGTGAAACTGATTTGCATTTTCGCATTTTAATATTAAATGTCTATCCATATTGCATATGACATTTTTGTATAGCATATAATTTTCGTATGTATCGAATCCTTTATTCATGATAGTATTGTTTTGTATTCATTGACTTGTGCAGTTAAAATTATTAGTTTTAAGTACCTATCTATAATTGCCTCTAACTCATCACCTTTCAATGGGAAATCAGTGTTGCAGCATTCCAATATAAATTCCTTAAATTCTCTCGTTACTTCTTCGGTATCCTTCATATCTATTTTATTTAATTCACAAATATAATTAAAATGTTAGTAATTCGTTAACAATGATTAGTTTTTCTTGCCGACCAAAACTACCCATCCTAGTATCACCAGTGTATCTAAGCCTATTCTCGGCTACCAAATTAGTTATAGACCTTCTCACACTTGTGAGGGGAATAGTACCGTTAAACACTAGCTTAAGTAGCTGAGATGCTCCGTATTCGATTGCTTTCTGACCCGATAAAAACTCCATTATCTTTTCGTTTTGGGTTTTCGCTTTCGTTTCAAATGCTTCTAATTGCTTACCACTCTCGTTAGTGGTGTTGTAATAATTTTCCATTTTAATTTAATTTAAGTTGTTTAATAAATTCTACTACTGCTTTGTATGTGTTGTCTCTATCGCAATCTAATAAGGCGTGTGTAATGTCCCCTACTTCGTTTTCATCTGCTCCGTTATGATAGCACGAGTCAACTACGGGCATCAGCCAATCCCACGAGGTATGGTATTCCATTGAATTAATAGGCACTACCTCATTACCTTGAGGAGTCATTTGTATCATTACTGAATTATCGTTAGGCACACCATATTCCATACCCATAAATTCTGCTATTAGCTTGTTATCGTTTTTCATTTTAATTTAATTTTAATTTGTTTGTATACAATTTCTTTTCCTTTAAATTCCCTATCTTCAATAGGTGTTATGTTGCTAGTGCTATTAAAGTCTATCACACTTTTGTATGGGTATGATTCGTAAACATACACACTACTCTTATTATTATTTTCGTAGAATATGTCAACTGCTATAGTTGAATCCTTTACGCTTGAGGGTAGTTCTATATAGCTACTGCTAAATAGGTAGTGTCCATCGTTCATTGTAATTGATGCGTCCACGAATGATACCTTCCAAACTATAGCATTCTTACCTTTCTTGCAGCCACACAGTATTGCCGCTGCAATGATTAATATTAATTGCGCTCTCATTAATCTAGTCTTAAAAAGTAGGTTGTTAAATCAGTAAAAAAATCAACATTATTTTTACCACTATTTCTAACGCAAATATCTAGATTTCGTATAGCATTATCGAGATCTTTTCTCGCTAGTTTAATTAATGCTCTTGTGCAAAATTCGTAGTACTCCAAATTGTTTCTCTTGTAAACCGATGCTAGTCTTTCTAGTCTTTTGATAACCGTTTCTTGATTTGTCATTTTTGTTTAAGTTTAAATTAAGGGTGAGGAATATCCCCACCCTATAGTATTATTACTACACTTTCTCTAACGCTAACCAACCACACATAGTGTTGTATGCTCTAGCAGATATTGCTGCGTCCGTACCAAACAATAGGCTTTCTACCTTATCTTTTCTAGTGGTAGAATGATTAGTATACCTAGTTACTGCGTTAAACAATGCCCATAACGTCTCACCTTGTTCGTTAATAGATTGCTCTATGTCATTAGAGAATTGCTTCATATTGTTTTGTGTTCTTGTAGATACCTCTGACCTATTTTTGTTAGCATCTACCTTGAATACTGACATCACAATATCTTGTATATGATTCTTTTCAAATCTAACATTGGCTGCATTTTCGAATACCTCCAATTGATTATTCTCGTAGTTCATTGCTTGTTGGAACAACCGCATAGCTTCATCTAATCTTTGTTGTAGTGATGCTGAATGTCGAAACTTTGACAGAAATTTATTTGCCATTGCAAACGTATTCTCACAACACACTACTTGATTAGTACTGCCAAATCCAACCGAACCACTGCCATCGTGCTTGTTTGTGATAGTAATGTACCTATTCACATCGCTTTTCCCAATGTACTTGCTAGGTAGTTCTAGCTGAAGAAATACACCTGCTCCACTACCAATAGAACCACCACCTACATTGCCGTAGCTACCTAATGTAGAGGCATTGTCCCAAGGGTGGTGAAAGTTAGCGTTTGGATTAAAGTTACCATTCGCAGATTCTATTAGCATGTGTGCTGCATCTTTGTTTTGCAGAAATTCATACCGATTTCCAACGACACCAAGTATGGCATCGTTATCACTTCTTTCTACCGCATACTTATCGGGAATAATTGTTCCTTTTGCAGTGTACAATTCTTGCTTTGAGGCAGTCCAATTTAATCCCGTTGCCTCTAGTGTTTCAAATACTATTTCATTCTTATTCATAACGTTTTTGATGTAAGCCATCACC